ACTTCTTTCTCTCCGAAAGCGCTTAAAAGCCCGTTTGAATTACCTAAAGGAGTTAGTTGTAATGATTAAAGAAGAAAAGCACAGAATTCTGCCTGCATTAGATAGGGCACACGACGAAGCGTTACGTCAAGGCATTATCTCAGACTTAGACGCTGCTGGTATGGCTATGGCGTTTACTTTAGCTGGTGTTCTTGATGGTGGAACATTGAAACCTATTGAAGAAGTTAAGTATATGGGACAGTTGCAACAGATTTTAGATAAGTATGGGCTTAGCTTGTTTGGTCGTAAAGAGAAACCTGAACTAGAAGTTGGTGAAGACCCACTTGAAGCATTACGGCAACTCAGAACCGAGACTACAGACCACACCAATAGCGAGCCAAACTAAAGGTCACGAAGTTGTTGAGTTTGCTAAACAGATTGGGATGCCTTTACTGCCTTGGCAAGAAAATGTAATCCTTGAATCAAGCAAGATTAAAGAAGACGGCTCATTTCAACATAAAACTAACCTTATTATTGCAGCTAGACAAAATGGTAAAACACATTTACTCCGTATGCGTATCCTGGCTGGGCTTTACCTATGGGACGAAAAACTACAAGTAGCCACAGCACAAAACCGAGACTTATCCTTAGAAACATTTAGACAAGTTGTAGAAGTTGTAGATAACTTTGATTGGCTTAGACGTAAAGTTAAACACATCACAAGAGCTAATGGTCGAGAAGAAATCGAAATCAAAGGCACAGGTTGTAGATACAAAATTATTGCACCAACAGCAGGCGCAGCTAGAGGTTTATCCTCAGACGTTGTTTACCTGGACGAAGTAAGACAACATAAAAACTTTGACGCATACTCAGCTCTTGCTTACACAATGCAAGCACGCCCTAATTCTCAAGGGTTCTTTATCAGTAACGCAGGTGACCACCAAAGCGTTGTACTAAACAATCTCAGACAGCGTGCTTTAGAAAAAATCGAAAAAGATACTCAAGATGATATTAACTTTATGGAATGGTCAGCAGCACCACACAGAAAACTAAACGACATAGAGGGCTGGAAAGAAGCAAACCCTGCACTAGGTCGCACTATTGACATATCAGCAATCAAAGCCAGAATGTCAGACCCAACAGAAGTCTTTATGACAGAGTGCCTTTCTATGTGGGTCACGACAATGAATTCTCCTTGGGCACTTGGGTCTTGGAACTCTTGTATGCAACCAATACTTGAACTCAAACCAGATAGACCAACTTGGTTAGGTTTAGAAATATCACCAGAAAGAACAAGCTGGGCTTTAACAGGAACACAAGTCTTAGATGATGGTTCAATAGCTGTAGGTCTTATGGAATGTGTTGAATCAGAATACGCAATAGATGATTTAATTATTGCTGGACGTGTTTCAGAGTGGGCTAAACATTACAACGCCGAAGCAATAGTTGCTAACAGGTTTAGTGGTGACTCAGTTGTAGCCAAGCTAAGACAAGCTGGCATAAACGCAGAAGTAATTAAAGGAAGTGACTACTACCAGGCTTGTGATGCAACATTGTCGGCTATGAGTGGTGGTAGACTAGCTCATAGTAATCAACCTGATTTAACAGCAAGCGTTAATTCTTGTATTAAAAAAGCAAACGAGTCTGGGGCTTGGTATATTATGCGACGTCAACAATCAACAGCTGCTATTTCAATGGTTCTAGCTGTATTCAAAGCCGAACAGTACGGCATACGTGGTGCAAACCAAGACATTGTAGTTGCATAGGTGCTTGACTATTATAACGATTTGGTAAAGAATTAGAAGTTATGGGCTTCTTTCAAAATCTTCTTGGTGTCACACCAGATAACAGCGTAAACAAAGTAGATGCTGCTGTAGCGCCTTACAATTACCAACAGTACGCCCAACCTTTTGACTATTTTGGTTTGTCAGCTGTATCACGCGCACAAGCTATGCAAGTACCAGCTGTAGCTAGAGCCAGAAACATTATTTGTGCAACTATTGGTTCATTACCTTTAGAAGTTAGACGCGAATCAAACAATAGCAAAGTTGCGACCCCACCTTTTATTAGACAACCAGACCCACGTATGACAGGACAATCTGTATATACATTTCTTGCAGAAGATTTACTATTTACAGGTCAAGGATATTTAAGAACACTTGAACTTGGCACAGACGGACGACCTTTGTCTGCTGAATGGATTTCAGTAAGCCGTGTTACAAGAACTTTAGACGCATTAGGTCACAACGTCCGATACTACAGTGTCGACGGCACAATTGTTCCGGAAAACGGGCTCGGCAGCCTAATCCCGTTTACTGGGTATGACGAAGGTTTACTTGTAAGAGCAGGAACAACAATACTTACGGCACTAGCTTTAGAAAAGGCAGTTAAAAGATTTGCAGACGAACCAACACCTAACGTTGTGTTGAAATCAAACTTGCCAATGCCAGCCGAAAGAGTTACAGCCCTATTAAATTCTTGGAAAGAAGCAAGACAAACGCGTGGCACAGCTTTTGTAAACGACACAATCGACTTTCAAAGCATAGGATTTAGCCCAGAACAATTAACGCTAAACCAAGCACGTCAATATATGGCTTCCGAAATTGCTAGGGCTTGTAATCTTCCTGAATACTATGTAGGTGGTAACGCAGGTGGTTCAATGACTTATTCAAACGTTACAGCTGAAAGACGAAGCCTTATAGATTTATCTTTACGTCCTTTAATGACTTGTATAACCCAGCGAATGAGCGATAATGACATTACGCCTAGAGGTTCTATAGTGAAATACAATCTTGAAGAATTTTATTCACCAAGCGCACAAGAACGCGCAGACATATACACAAAACTTATTCCTCTTGGTGTAATGACAGTAGAGGAAGCAAGAGAAAGGGAAGATTTGATAAATGAATAACTTTATTAAATTCTCAACCGACATTATCGCAGCTAATTCATCAAAACGTGAATTAACAGGCGTTATTGTTCCTTTTGGTCAGGTAGGACATACCAATATGGGCGACGTTGTATTTCAACAAGGCTCATTAAAAATTGGTGAGGGTATAAAACTTTTCACCGAACACGATATGACTAGACCAATAGGTAAATTATCAAGATATGAAGAAGACGACAAGGGAATTGTCGGAACATTCAAAATAGCACGAACCAATGCAGGAGACGACGCATTAGCCGAAGCACAAGAGGGTTTACGAACTGGCTTTAGCGTAGGCGCAATGATAGATGATTATGTAACTAAAGGTGAGCAAGTAATTGTTAACGAAGCAACTCTAAAAGAAGTTTCACACGTTACATTCCCAGCATTTGGCGAATATGCCCAAATAACCGAAGTAGCTGCAAGCGCAGAAACTTCACAACCAACAGAAAGCGAGGAAACTATCGTGTCAAACGAAGTTACCCCAGAAGTAGTAGAGGAAGTTGCAGCAGAAGTTGTAGCAACCCCAGCTGTTGAAGCCCAAGAACGCAACGCGCGTCCTGCAATCTTCACAGCACCAAGAAGCCCAATCGTTTCTAAAGGCTCATACTTAGAACACTCATTAAGAGCAGCTTTAGGTAATGACGAAAGCCGTCAATATGTTATGGCAGCTGACACCACAGGAAACAACGCTGGATTTATTCCAACACCACAATCAACCGAAGTAATTAACGGAATCGCAAACGCTGACAGAGGATTTATTGACGCAATTTCACGCGCAACACTTCCAGCATCAGGTATGTCTTTTGAAATTCCAAAAATTACAACAGCACCAACAGTTGCACAAGCAGACGAAGCAGCAGCATTATCAGAAACAGATACAGCTTCTTCATTCGTATCAGTTGCAGTTAAAAAATTTGGTGGACAACAAACATTGTCAGTTGAATTATTAGACAGAAGCTCACCAGTATTTTTTGATGAACTTGTACGTCAAATGGAATTTGCCTACGCTAAAGCAACAGACGCATACGTAATGGGCGAAGTTGCAAACGCAGGTACATTAAACGCAACAGCAGCAGACGAAGACAGAGAAGGACTATTAGAATACGTTTCTTCTGCAGCAGCAGCTGTTTATTCAGCTTCACTTGGTTTTGCTCGTAACATTGTAGTTAGCCCACAACAATGGGGTAAAATTATGAGTTACAACGAAGCAGGTCGTCCAATCTATACAGCGACTCAGCCAAGTAATGCCGGTGGAAATGTTTCTCCACAAAGTTTAAGAGGTCAAATTGCAGGACTTGATATGTACGTATCACGTTCCGTAAGTGGAACTGGTGGAACTGGTCTAGGCGATTACTCAATGGTTGTATTGAATCCTGATTCATACACCTGGTACGAATCACCAAGATTGTCTCTACGCACTAACGTAATTAACACAGGTCAAATTGACGTAAATTATTACGGATACGGCGCACTAGCTACAAAAATTGCAGCTGGAGCAAACTGGTTTAACAAGGCTTAAACCCTAAAACGTGAGGCTAGTCTCGCCCCTGTGGCTAGCCTCACCCTAAAAGAGAGGAAATAAAATGCCAGTATTAGTAACAGCAGCTCAGTTAAGAGCTGTACTTGGCGTTCCAAATACTCTTTACGATGACACAGCATTAAACGCAATCATTGACACATCAGAAGACGCTATTGGTGATTTTCTTATTCAATGGAAAGTCGGAATAGATAAACATTATTCAGAAACAGCAACCGAAACAACAATACACACAACAAGACCACACAAATTTTATGAAACACAAACAGTAGCCATATCTGGTGTTGAAGCACACGTTAACGGCAATAAAACAATATCTGCAATAGTAGATGAATATACTTTTAGAATTACAACCACAAGCGCACCAGTACACACCGATTACAGATTTGTTATACCTAATGGTATTGCAGCTGAAAACGATTTAAGTCAATACAATGGCGTAGCAGCTGTAGAAGAAGCTGTACTACAAATAGCAGTAGACGTATTTCAATCAAGACTAGCTGCAGGTGGCACACAACAAGCCTTGGATTACACACCAGCCCCATACAGAATGGGTCGCACACTTCTTTACAAAGTAACAGGTTTAATAAGTAAATATATTGACTCTAATAGTCAAGTAGGTTAACTATGCCTTTAAGTACGCTACGTTCAGGTCTTAAAACAGCAATTACAGATAACACAAAATATTCTGCATACGACCACGTACCAGATATTATAATTCCACCAGCAGCTCTTATTTTAGCTGGTGACCCATACCTTGAACCAATTGCTATTGGTAACTCAAAGAATTGGTACGTAAGACTAACTCTTGAAATAGTCAGCACTACGTATTCAAACCCAAGCGCATTAACAAACTTGGAAGATGATATAGAAACAATCTTGGCACTTATACCGACTAATTGGGTTATACTGTCAGTATCTAGTCCGAGAATTAGGCAGACAAATAGCACAGATTTGCTATCTGCTGAAATCCAACTACAAACAGCCTACACAGGCTAGGAAAGGCAACAATGGCAACAACTATTTTAAGTGGTCGTCAATTAACTCTAAGTGTTAACGGAAATAACTACTCAGAGCAAATTACTTCTTCTGCTATCAACTTTGATACAGAAAGATTAACTTTTGACACCCTTGCAGGCAAAGCATACAAATACATAGATTCAAACGTCACACTTGACGTTGAGTTTTTAAACGACGCAGGCGCATCACCAAACAGCTTGTACAAAGTATTATGGGACGGAACTGAAACAGCCCCAGACACTACAATTGCGTTTATTTTGACATTAAAAACTGGTGTAACATTAACTGGTTACGTATTGCCACAATATCCAAGCGTTACAGCTTCAGGTGGAGACGTACAAACTTGTTCAGTATCATTACAAGTTGTAGGTATACCAACCGAAGACCTAACAGCATAACAACAACAAACAGAACAGGGGCACACAAATGCTTAAACTTAAATTATTATGGGAA